AAGCTAACCTCTTAATACAATTACTAAGCGAAAGGGAAGCTTATGACAGACAAAGAAAACTCCCCAATGGATATGTCCCTTGGAACTGTTAATATAACAACCCCTAAAACACAATTAAAGCGTATGAGTATGGTCTTATGGGGTCCAAGTGGTTCGGGTAAAACTACCCTAGCCTCGACTGCTCCTAAACCCATATTGTACGTTAACTTTGATCCTGATGGTACTAGTTCATTAGAAGACATGGAAGATGTATATGTAGCTGACTTTAGTATGGAGAATCCTAATAAGGTAGTTACGTTTAAACATGAGAATGCAGGAGGAGTAAGACAATTACTAGAAGAACATGATGACATTCAAACGGTAGTATTTGATAGTATTACTAGCTTTAACGAAATGGCTCTTAGACACGCTGTAGACGAGGTTAGAGGCGCATCAATGGAGTTACCAACCTTACAGGGATATGGAAGGCGAAACAGCTATACAATGCAAGGTATTATGTCAGTTATTAAAGCAACTGGAAAGTACAACAAGCATTGTATCTTCATTGCACACGAGGACACCCCATCCAAAGACGAACTAACAGGAACAATGACGGTTAGCATCCTCGTTGGTGGTAAAATGCAATCTGAAATACCAATCAAACTTTCCGAAGTATGGCACTTAGAGGATACTGGGAAAGAAAGAAAGATTACTATCCGATCCTCACGCCTCCGAAAGCCTATGAAATCACGCATGTTTATCCAGAGTGAAAGTAGTGATTTTACATGGAGATATGATCCTGATTCACGGGAGGGCGAAGGCATTGAGGATTGGTATAACGCTTGGATAGAGAATGAAGGGCGTAAACTAGAATTACCATAACAAGAAGGATACACTATATATAGTATCCCTAAGAGAAGCTACCTACTATATTAAGGGGCTGGACAGTAGGTAGAATGTCACTATAATAAACAGTTCCACTAACCAATGACATAGCACACAGGAGACAAATTATGTCAGAAGAACTACCAAGCATCGTTGAATTTAGTATCAATCTCAAAGACCAAGACCAACCGGAACCTCTTCCTGCTGGTAAATATACTGGTGTTATCCGTAATGCCGAAGTTAAGGAATCCCAACGGGGTACTATGTACTGCGCTGTAAGCTTCCACATCGGATCAGACCAGTATCCAGCCGACTATACGGATGGTTCCGAAGATGGGTTGACTCTCATCTATCGTCGGGTGGGTTTAGAGGATAATCCTCAAGCTCGCTTTGGCCTAAAACGCTTCATAGAGAACATTGGAGCGCCTTTGGCTAAAAAGGTAGATGTTACCGAATGGGTCGGCATGGAAGCCGCTCTGGACGTAGAACCTGACACTTACGAAGGTGTCACTAGAGCCACCATCTCACGAGTAAATGCTGCTTAACTTCTCCTAGGGTTATGCAGTATGGGAGTGTCAATGTCAATTTATTGAAATCTCTGATACTCAATAAAAGAGTTGACACTCCCACCTTTCTAGAGTATATTCACTATACTATCACTTTAACTTGTTAACTTAAGGAGAGGTCATCAAATGGCTGATGAAGGTAAAGAGCACGTGAAAAAGAAAATCACTCGGACAGTTAAACCTGTATATGCTATTATGTCTGTACAGGATAATGCTGGTAACACATTGGATATCACCAAAGAAAATGTGACTATCCACAGCGTTGAAAAGAATGCTGATGCAGTTTTGGACGCATTAGATGCCGGTAATCTTCCAACTGGTTCCTTTTATAAGCGCATTGCCCTTGGCTAAATACGAAAGCTCCCATAAGTCGGTATGCAGGGAGTAGCCAAGTGGACTGGATTAAGCCCCTCACTGGAAACAGTGGGGGGTTATTCTTATGGAATACAATAACCCTTGACACACAAGGGAAAATGTGATATGACCTATAAACATCAGTGGCATCTAACTAGTAACTACTGCATTCATTGTGGATTAGCTAGGGACCATGAGTTAGACGAACCTTACCCATGCCATAGAGAAAAAAATGTAATTGCTATCTCACATATAACTTCCATGAAACGAATGAGAGAGTTGCTCAATGTCATACGAACCTCCTCTAAAGGTAACGATTCCGATACCTAGTCAAATCCCTTTTAGCTACGGTCCCAATTCCACAGGTAAACGTGGTGGTAACTTACGAGTACGCTGTACTAATGCAGAATATGATGCATTACAGCATGAAGCAAAGTTACTAGGTCTTTCACTAGCCACATTC